CACTAACAATGTTTGCTGATACAGGATCTGATAGTGTTAATACATTACCAACTTTATTAATAACAGTGGTGCCTTGAACAATACTAGTACCAGATACAATACTATCAATTGCAATGTTAGTTGCATCTGAAACTGTTAACGATGTAGATGCACTCGTAGCTGAACCTGTAACTACTACCTGTCCATCTGGTTCTTCTAAATCAACCCACAGACTATAACCACTTGCAATTGTAACTCTATTAGGTTCATCTAAGTCAAAGAACTCAAGAGGTTGATTAACAATTTCTTCTGATAAAAATAAGGATGCACCTAATTCATTTTCTAATCTTTTAACTAAACCAATAGGTGCAATACCACCTATAATATCTTGAATGTTATTAATAACATCAGATGAAGTTGCTCCTTCTGCAATTGGAATCAAATATTCAGCAGAGTTAACTCTTAATGTAAACTGTTCTCCAGGATATATTTCAATGGGTACTCCAGTTACACTAAACTTTAATGATATACCTTCAGCTATTACTTTAAATATACCTGCATCAGTTGTTAAATCTAATGCACTTCCAAGTACTGCACCTGTAACTGTTGTACCAGTTGTATCAACATAAGTAGGAACATCAGCACTATCATCACCCCAATTAACAGTAGGTAGATTAGTTGCAAATGGGTATTGATTAATAGGTAATACAACCCACTTTAATGTTGCTTTATTAGTAAGTGTAAATTCACCATAACCAGCTACTCCTGTTACTAAAGGAGATGATAAAGTAATAACTCCAGTTAGAGGATTAACTGCTGTTACAGTTGTAGTTGTTGGAGTAGTTAATACCCCAGACTCTGCACTTGCAATCTTAGAACCAATTACTACTTTAGATGCATTAGCAAGGGATGTAGTAATAGTAGAAGCTGCTGTTGCTTGATTATAGGTAGCATTAAGTGTAATAGGACCCTGGGTAACTCTAAACAAATATCTTTTATCAGTTGTACCAGTATAACTACCACTAGAACTAATGAATGTTTCAATGTAACTAGTTGCTGTGCTTATTGGTTGTCCTACAAACTTTAAGTTAATAGTTAAGTTGTTAGCCTTTGTAGCAACACCACCAATTAATAAGTCAATCTTAGGTGCAACTGCTTGACCTATTACTCTTTTAATTCCAAATTCTCTAGCACCTTGATCATAAGCTGCTTGAAAGGATAAGTTTGCAGTGCCAGTATCATAACCATATATCCTTGCAAAGTCTTTAAACTCTGATAGTAAAATAGTATTAGTTGGTCCTTTTGTAAACTCACCTACAATAGCAACTCTATTAGAAGCAGTAGTGTTTATAGGTGCTCCTAAAGAGGGTGTCTCATTAAAAATAACTTCAGGAATTCTCATTGTTTATGTTATATTTTATATCTTGTATTGTTGGATTTGTTTTTGCTGCTTTTGGTAGATAAGTGGTAACTAAACAAGCTGTCATTACCTCTTTAAAGTATGGATCTTTTTCCCACTCACCTCCAATAAATGATGATCTTAGTAGTTCTACTTTAGTGTTTAAATCATCTATTTTAATGTCATATATTATTAGTCTTAATAACTCAATACATTGACTTAATATATGTAAAGCTACATCTGTATATAATTCTATATTTGTGCTATTTTCTATTATTATTTCATCATTACTAATAGGTAATTGTGTAGGCATATTTTCTAGAATTAAAGGGGTTGATTGAGAGCCAGAGGTAACACTATTAAAGTAAAAACTAATATGTATCATTGACATTACTTCATCAGTTTCACTACCTAAGTTGTAAGGTTTATATACAATAGATGCTGTTTGTGATGTAGCTGATTTTGCCGTTAATGATGATATAGGTGCAGGATATACTGCACATGTTAAAGTGTTAGATGATGTCTCTAATCCACCATATAATCTATAACTTGAAATAGGGATGGGTTCATTTGTTATTGGATTAACTATTAGATTTGCAAGTATAAGAGGATGAGTTGCAATACCTTTAGCAATACTCATACATACTTTATCTACTCCATGCATATTGACTACCTATAACATCATTTAATAAAGCTATCTTATCTTTTACTTTATTCATAGTACTATTACTTCTACTTCCAAAATCAATAGCAGATGCTCCTTTATTTATTGTTTGATCTGTTGAGGGATTATTAGTTACTCTTAATACAGTTGTAACTGCTACTGATCTAGGTGCTGTTGCATAACTTGTTATAGCTGGTGCAACTAAATGATAATAAGATGCAACTGTTATTCCTTCTACATTTTCAAATTTAATATCAACTACTACTCTTACTTCTGGATTTGTAATCTTATAAGCATTTATATAAACTGCATCTTTATATATTTGAGCTCCTACTACTTTAGTATCTTGTTCTACTCTATATTCCAATATACCTTGTAATAACTTAAATGCTACATCTTCTGGTTGATCTCCAAGTTCTATGTTTATTGGTATCCAAGGAACATCTTCAAATAAGGTTGATATTCTAAATAAAAGTGTTCCAGCAGAAGTACAATAAGGTGTTAATGGATTTGAATAACTAAAGTAAAAGGTATCTATTTCAACTTTATGATCAATTGATGTTGATCCTGTTGTTGTAGCTGAAGCTGAACTAACTGTACCTTTATTAACATCAATAATGGCTGATAAAGGTCCTTCTAATTGCAATGATTGATAGTTAAAGTAGTTTGATGTTTGTTTACCAATTAATAAACCATCAACATAATTCTTTATATAAGTGGACTTTCTAACTAATAAATCATTAGATGTATAACTTACATTAGATACATCTAACTGCTGCCAATAAGTAGTGTTAGTTATACTGTTTGCAGGAGGTGATGCAAGTATTACTTTGTAACCTATGTTATTACTTATAACAACATCATTTAAAGAATATAAAGTAGTTGTACTGTATATTCCTTTATAAGATGTATAAGGCGTTAATAAAGCAGCCTTATGTATTGTTAAAGGTCTAATTGTAATAGCTTCTCTTGATATAGTAGTAGATAATCTTCTAGCTGCAAACTCTAAATAAACACTAAATGTTCTAAGAGTAAACGTTGCAGTCTTATTTAAAAATGTAGCAGTGTTTGTATAAAAGTTACTTTTCTTTATAGATATACTTGAGTCTATATTTTGAGTTCTTGTTGGTTCTGCTATTAGGTTAGAGAAGGGATAAGTTGCTGTTCCAGTTGAATAAACATTAGTACATAAAGTGTTTATATCAGATGATAATTGATATATAAAGTTCTCTATATCTTGTCCATTATTTACTATAGTTATACCTTCATTTAATAGTGGTGGTGTTCCTGGTTCAGACTTTAATATGTTGTAGTATATAAAGGAGACTTGATTAGGATCAACAGATAGTGTTTTAACTGTTTTAACACCCGTTAACTTAACTGATTCTGTTTCTAATCCAACATCAAATTGACTATCTAAAAGAGTTGTTCTATCTATATCAGGTGAGAAGAAAAAGAAATCATTAGATGTACTAATAGATGTATTAGCTGATACTGCTGATGCAGATGTATATAAGAATATAATTCTATCTAAGTTAGAGTATGCCCTTGTTTCTAATGTATTTCCTCTTTCAATTAACTTTAAAGAGTCATTAAGAGGTAATGATCTAATGATATTAGCTGCTGTTAACTCTGCTGCTACATTAACTAAACCTGAACTATATTCAGAGTTTGTCATTAAACCTAATACAGCTTGATATGTTGTTGGTATTTTAAATAATTGTGTATTATCTTTATCTTTAGCAGCAGATAATACAAGCCCTATGTTATTAAATTGATTGTAGCCTTGAAATAATATGTCATCGTCAGTTATAAAAGAAGACCCCTGTGTTAATACACATAGAGGCCTTACTAGTTTTATAAAGTTGACTGTATCAAGACTACTTTGTATGTCTTGTGCAAAGTTCATTATTGTTTATTATTTAATAGTTAATAAATATTTTATAGCTTCTATTTTGTTAGTATATTCATATTTAGAATCTACTTCTAATACTGCCTTTTTAATATCAGCAGCACTTTTATCTTCTAACTGTTCTTTAGTTAGTTTAAGTAGTTGTTGAGTATATGTACTATATTCTGATTTAACCTCTTCTTCAATTACTACTATTTCTTCTTCTTTAACTACATCTTTTACTTCTGCTACTGAAGGTGAAGGAGGGGTTAATTCTATGAATCTAGGTTCTTCAACTTTAGGTTCATATATATTATCTGCTAGAACTTCAAAGTTATCTTTATCTTCATAAGGAGAAGGAGCAAAAGGAGAGTATGTATCATCAACTGTTTCATATAAGGGTTTATCACTAGGAGGTAGATAACCATCTGCTTCTTGTGGTTTATTAAACTTATATGTTTCTTGTAGTTGTTGTTTTACATGGAATGGTAAAGAGTCTATAGAAGGTAATTCAATATGATCTTTATATTCATAATTTGAATTATATAGATTAATTAGTTCTGCTATCTTAGTACTATCATAAATATCAAAGGAAAGATAGGAGTTAGCAATTAAGTAACTCCCATCTTTATATTTATAATCAGCTACTACTCTAACTTTAATGTTTGGATCAAACATGCTTAGATGTACCTATTTATTATTAATTTGTAGTTATTACACTAGTGTATCATATACAGGAACAAGTGAGCTAAGTACTACAGGACCTAAACTAGATACTGTTACTTTAACTAGATCACAAGGATTGTTATAAAGAGTTAAAGCAGGTCTAGCTTTAGTATTCATTAGTGAAGATCTTTGAATACTAAAAGGATTATCTAAGTAAATAGGATTGATTCTACCAAGACCAGATGCTTCTTTATTAGATAGGATGTTTAGTACTTTATCTTTAGTTCCTACATTACCTAGTTCCATATAAGAAGGACTGTAGTATTCATATACTGTAAAGTGAGTTAAAGAGGCTACACTAGCTTCAGTTGAAATATTAGTAGGATTGGTAAAAGGAGTAGGTAAAAGAGCACCAGTTGTTTTATTATAAACTGCAATTTCAACACCACCAATGTTTGCATTAGCATTGTTTAAAGAAGTATAACCAAAGATTCTCTTACACAAGAAAGTCTTAGAAGGTGTTTCATAAGCTGTTACAGCAGCAGCAGTTGCTAATACTTTAAATTCCGCAGGAATGTCACCTTGAGTAGCTCTAAACTTAGCAAAATCATTATATGTAAAAGTACTTAATACATTAGACTTAGAACTATTATTTTGAGCTGATACTTCAGTTAATACATATTTAATACCAGTAATAGGCAATTGTTGACCTGTGCCATATCTAGGATCTGCAAGCTTTTCTCTTTCACTAGAGAAGAAGTTAAAAGCTCTATAATCTGCTTCACTTGCAGTACCTAATTGTACTCTTTCTTTTACTGCTTCTTCACCACCTAATGCATTAATACCACTAATAGCAGATGGGTTCATAAAGTAATTTAATACTGATTCACCAAGAGCAGTTTGTGTTACAACATAGTTAACACCAGCAGAAACTGCTGCACTTTGATCAGCAGGTTCTAAATAAGTAGGAACTGCACTTAAAACATAAGTTGTAGATGCCTTCAAAAGAGCAGAAAAGGTACTAAAATCAAAGGTTGAAAAACCATATTCTTTACCTTCTACTTCAATTGCACCACCACTAAAAGTAATAGTAGTGCCAGCAATAGCTGCTGTTGGCTTAGTAGTTACTGATGCTTGGTTGTAAGTCTTTACACCACCAGCATTTCTAGCACCTCTAAGGATTTGATTAATGTTGTATAAACCCATTTATTTCTCTTTTATATTTATTTATTATAAGTATTCTTTTTATATTTATTTATTGTAAGTATTCTTTTTTAACTTACTTTATATTGTTATACTTTATATTATAATGCTATATTATTGTAGGCTTTTATAACATAAAGTAGGCACATAAATGATAGTTAAAGATAGTAGTATAAATACAAGTGTTAAGGAGAAGGAAATACTGCCATTACTAAGTGCTAAAGAAGCTAATAAATTAGCTAATACTGGTACTAAAGAAATGGAATTACAAAAGGTTGCAGATCTAATTAGATCAAGGGCAGAACAGTTTTATTTTGACTTACAAGTTAAAGATTTGACATATTCTATATACATATATAAAGAGTTAATTAAACATGGATATATTGTTATACATACAGATCTATCAAGCTTAAATATTATGTGGAAATCAGAGCATTTAAATGATAGTTAGATTAAATAATAAAGGTTAGATAAGTTACCTATTAAGTTTGTTTTTAATTAGTTTTATTTATTATCTAATAAATAAAATATACACAATAAAAAGAAGTTAGAAATAAATCTAACTTCTTTTTATTATAAATAATTAATAAGAAATAACAAATGAGAAACAAACCATCTGGTATATATTCTTTTACAAATAAAACAACTGGTAAAAGATATATTGGACAAACAGTATATTTAAATAGTAGAAAAGGAGATCATTTATTAAATCTTAGAAGGAATCAACATGATAATGATTATCTTCAAAAAGCTTTTAATAAATACGGTGAAGAAGACTTTATATTTGAAGTGTTAGAAATGGTGCCAAAGTTAGAAGATGGTACTAATGATAAAGTTAAATTAACTGAAAGAGAGCAGTACTGGATGGATTTTTATAAGTCTTATGAAGAAGACTTTGGTTATAATATTAATCCATCAGCAAGTATTAATTATATGTCTGGTAGGACTCATACACCAGAAGCTAGAAAGAAAATTAGTGAGGCTGCTACTGGTAGAAGTCCTTCACAAGATGTTAGGGATAAGATAGCTGAGACTATAAGAAATGTACCTAAAGCCAAAATAAATATGGAGTTTAAAGAAGCTAAACATACAGCTAAAAAGACTGGTGTTATGCCTTATGAATATCATGTAAAAACACCAGAAGGTGTAGAACATGTATTTACTAATTTATTAGAGTTTTGTAATTTAAATAATCTTAGTCAATCTCATCTTAGAAGTATGATTAATAAAGGCACCTTTTATAAGGGTTGGACTGGTTATAAAATAGATCTTAATAAAGCTGAAGAAAATACTAATCTAATTGTTTCAAAAGATGCTTTAAGAGGAAATAGATTTGAATATTATTTAATTGATAGAGATAATAAAGAATTTGTATTTAGAAGTTTAAGTGTTTTTGCTTCAGATAATAATATATCTAGTTCTACTTTATCAAAACTTTTAAAAGGGGAAATTGAATATAGAGGATGGAAATTAACTAGAAAAGACTTAAAAACATAAGCAATAAAAAAGAGGTTAGAAATAAATCTAACCTCTTTTTTATTATATATCTTGTAGTAAGAATATATCTTAGGGACCTTTCTAGATGGACCCATAACCAAGATCGCCTAAAATACCAATTCTAGTATTAATATCTTGAATTGTACCAACAGTCATATGAGCAACTCTATGAGGATATAGGAGATAAGGAAGACCAGCATTACCTAGTTGCAAGTACATACCAGGAGCAGCAGGAATAGGAGTATCTCTTTGCTCTCTCATCCACAATCCAGGTTCACCACCACTTTCTTCTGATACACAATATTGTGTTCTACCAGGAGCTTCATAGGTGCCATCAGGATTAACTTCAGATACAAATACAACCTTATTTCTAGGCCATAGATACTTCCTTACACCATCTACAGGATCTCTGTACCAAGTTTCAACTGTTCTAATAGGTACACCAGCAATAGACATAATACCTTCAGGGCCCACACCAATAGAACCAAACGCATTAGCAGCTAGTTCATTAGCTTCAACTTGATAGCCACCACCAGTGTTATTAATCATAACTTGCTTATCACCAGTTTGAGCACCTAATCTAGGAATAAGACCACCAGTTTGAAGTTTAATTTCATTGTTTTCACTAATGATTTGCTTCAAGTCAGGGTGAATATACATAGCAGTTACTCTAGTTTTATTGGTGGTTTTAAACCAATAAACAAACTTTTGAATACAACTTACAATAGCAGCATCTGGCTCAGTCCAAGGCACACCAGCAGTAGAAGCTTGAGGAGTATTATAATCAATCAAACCTCTAAACAAGTTAGCTTCATTTCTACCTCTATAACCATTTACATTATTATAAGACCAGAAGTTATGAGCAGGAATCTGAGCAGAAACACTAACTGGTTGCCCACTTCTAGGATCAGTATAATTAATACCACCAAGAAGAGTTAGACCTCTATAAACATCCCATGTTAGGTTATGTGTTTCAACTAGCTTTTCAACTTGCTTTGTAACATAAGCTTGTGGATCTTCAAAGTCATTTAAGGTGCCATCTTTGATTCTAATGTTTACATCACCCCAACTAATAT